CGCGCCAGTGCCGGACCACCTGATCGGTCACCGGCGCCTTGTTCATGATCGCGTCGACCTCACCCATGTCGAAGTCGGCGGCGGTGCGACGGACCGTCTTGAGCTTGTCCTGGACGCCAACGTCGATGACGAAGGTCCGGGGCTTCACCAGATGGCCTGAGGCAATGAGTTCACCGATCCGGATCTGGTCGGAGACGTTCGAAAACACTTCGCGCAGACCTCTGCGGTCACCGCGATTGGGCGTTGCAGTGACACCGAAGATGCGAACCATCGGATTGCGCTGCAGCGCCCGGTCGATCACTCGCCGGTAGCTCTCGGCGACGGCGTGATGGGCCTCGTCGATCACCAGCAGATCGAGTGCCGGCAGGCGATCGAGATTTGCGGGGCGCGCCAGGGTCGGCACCATCGCGAAGGTAACCTGGCCCTTCCACGACTTCTCGCCGGCATCGACCACTGAGGTCGTCAGCGTCGGATTCACCCGCGAGAACTTAGTGCTGTTCTGCTCCGTGAGCTCGTCGCGATGGGCGAGCACACAGGCTTTGGCATCGCCATCGCCTATCATCTGGCCGGCGACGGCCGAAAGCATGATGGTCTTGCCGGCACCCGTCGGCGCGACGCCAAGGGCATTACCGTGAGTGTCGAGCGCAGCAAGACTGCGCTCGACAAAGAGTTTCTGGCGCGGACGCAGCAGCATGGCTGTGACCTCACTGCGCCCAAGTGGGGCGGATGCCGGCCGCCGGAGCTGCCGCCGGCGCCGGTGACACGGACGGCACTGCCGCCGGATAGCTCAGCACAGCCTGCTTCTGCGGCTGGGATGGGAAGGCAATGACGCCCATCAGGGCGGCATAGTCCTTGTGGTCCGGCGTCACCGCGGCGCGGATCTCGTTCTTCTCGTCGCCGTTGGTGTCGGTGCCGACATCGACACGAGCGACGAATTCGAGCCCGTCGAGGTCGGCGAAGCCGCTGATGCGACGCGCGGCCTGTGCCTGCGGGGAATTGTCCTTGTCGGCAATGCCGCGCGCGGAATTGAGCATGCCGCGGACGAGGCTGCGGCCCATATTGGCCCAGTCCGGCCCCTTCGGGCTGTAAAGCCCGATCATGCTGAAGATCTTGCGGCGGGCGTATTGGCCTTCCAGTACTGTCAACTCGGCGTTGAGATAGACCGCGCCCGTCGTTCCGCGCGTGGCGTACCCGCCGGTCCAACCCTGTGTCGGATCGTCGAAGCCGCCGGGCCGGATCGTCATCCGCACCTTGGCGAGCGTGCCCTTCGGAATGATGTTGGAGTTCTTCTTAGCGTCGTTGAAATCGTTCCAGCTGCCGGTCATGGCCTGGTTCTCCTGATCAGTTGTTGGTGGAAGGGGTTGCAGGGGTGTCGACAGCCGGCGCGGTAAGAGCCGGACGGCTGAAGACAAAGCGTTCGAAGACAGGCACGGCAGGGCCTGAGATCTTCGTCATGAGGCGGCCGAGATGGGCTTCCTCAACGAGATCGAGACGGCCGCTGCGATCCTTGGCGGGATATCCCCACGGATTGATCGTCTGGCAGACGAAGACCCGATGGGCGCTCTTGCTGGCATCCATCAGCTCGGCCATCGTCAGGACTTCATCGACGATGCCGGGCAGTTCGAGGCCGGTCTTGGCGCCGTCGATCTGCGGCACGAAGATTTTGCGATTGAAGTCATCGAGCTTCTCGTCGAGGACACCAACGAAGAAGACGTTTTTGGCCCGGGTGTGCTGGAGATGCGTGATCCATGCGATCATCTCGCGGCCATGCAGGCCGTAGGCGCCGCGCACATCGGGCTTGCCGGTCTTTTCCGAGAAGGCTTCCGGCTGCCCCTTCGACCACTGAAAGCACAGGCGCCCCGCAACTGTGATCGAGTCGACGAAGACCGTGTGGTATTTCTCGAGCGAAGACGGATCGCCGAAGTGCTGTGTCACCGCCGCGTAATGCGCCGGGCTGTAAGGCTGGCCGTCACGAATGGCCGGGTTTGACCCGCCGATGAACACGGCGAAATCACGGCACTCCTCCCACGTGCGCGGGCGGATCGTGTCGCCGGTCCAGCCCTCGATGGCGAGGTCGCCGGCTTCAAGATCGATGAACAGCGTGGTTTGCGGATCGAGCGTCCAGAGTAGACTGGTCTTGCCGATGCCACTTTTACCGAAGATCGCTGCCTTGATGCCGCGGCGCTCGGCCAGCCGCTGATCGGCCAGGATGATAGGAAGGGCCATCACACGCCCTCCCGATTGATCATCAGCTTGAAGCTCGGCGCACCGGTCTTGACCGTGCGCGCGGTCTCGAAGCTAGAGCGGATGTGCGATGGCCACGCCGCGTACTTGCGCTCGGGGACCTTGAAGCTGATGTCGACATACTCGCGGGGATCGTCGCCGTCGGCCTTGATGCGCTCGACTAACCGGCCGAGCCCAACCTGGTCCCAATCGACCTTCTTCGGCAGGTCGGCCACCACGGTGACGTCGCCGTCAATGAACCGTGCCGTGCCGAAGTCCTTGCCGGCATCCCGGCGGGCGGCCTCGGCGCGGTCGGCGTACTTGATCGCGAGCGCACCATCGAGCCAGGCGCTGGCAGCCTTCGCCGCGCGCAACGCTTCGTTGGTTTCCTGCTGCAGGCGGGCGAGCTCTTCGGCCGGCAGAGCGGCGACCTCGCCGATCGGCATGCGGACGAAGGCGCCCAGGGTGATGCGGTTGGGGATGTTCATCAGCAGCCCCTCACGCCGTCGCCTGAGGGGCTGCTGCCGCGGTGCTCTTGCGAATCTGTTCCGCCTCGAACGCCTCGACGTCTTCCTGGCGGTAAACCACCCTGCCGCCTATTTTGATGTATTGCGGACCTTCGCCCGTCCACCGCCAACGCTCGAGCGTGCGGTGAGAAATGTTCCAGCGAGCGGCAAGCTCGGTCTGGTTCAAATGCCGGATAGCCATCTGCGTCTCCTTCGGTTCTTGTCGAAGAACTGCGGAGAGGATGGCGAACGAGGAGAGAGAAAACCGAGTGGGTTACAGGGAGAAAAACAGAGAGAAATTCGTCTACAGTTCGAAGCCCCAGAGGCCATTCTGGGATTTCAGGTAAGGCTCAAGCTGGAGCCAGCGCTGCTTTCCAAAGGCCTGGCGCAAGGCCGTGGCATTCGATTGGGCTTCATCCAGCAATTCGCGCGCGCCAAACCGCTTGCCGTCTTTGAAGCCCTGAACGAGCTTACGGATGATCGTAATGTGAATGTCCGCCTTGAAGGCAATGGTGACTGTCCCGTTGATGATCAACTGCTGGCCGCTGGCCGACAGATGCACAGCCTCACGAACGTCCGGCCGATGCACACCGTCGAGCCGAGCAACAAGGATGTCGGGCCGAACGGCTAGGCCACTGCTGAAATCAACGACATCTCGCACCGAGACAATCAGATGTCCCGGCAACGGCTCATCGGGCAGGCGTGAGGATGGTGTACTGGTCAGCAGCACTCTGATGTGGGTGGAGGGTCGGCGGCTGGCCGCATCTTTGGCTTGCCTCCATATCTTTTGGTCATACAGGCAGCGCGCAAACCAGATGGGTACGCGGTGAGAGCGCCGGCCGATGCGGGCGTCGCCGATTTCCCAGAGCAGTTCAGGGACCAGGGCCGTCGCTCCTGCGCGCGAAGCGACGTCGAGCTGAACCGCTATCTGCGCCAGCAGGATGGGGAACTTCACGCCGAATACTGCGAGTCGCTCACCGGGGACCGTGACCCATCCAGCCGATGAGCTGAAATACCCGTAACCCTGATGTTCGGCCGACCATGTGAGGGAGACCGGCGCGTCGTCATGGTCGGCCATGGATGTCGTGGCCAACTGATCCCCGCAATGCTCAAGCAGATTCGTGGAAATCAGTTGGCCTGCCTGACTGCCAAAATGGTCGGCAAGCACGGCACCAGAGATCGTACTGTTGGGCGTCTCGACGATGTTGAATAGGAGATCGACCGTCTGACGATCCATGGCTGCAGTAGCTTTAGACATCCTGCACGATACCCCAGCGGCGCAGGTACTTATCGCCGATCATGCGCTCCCGCTCGGTACGGTCCTTGAGATCGCAGCCGTGCGGCATCGTGATCGTCAACGGTAATGTCTTGCCACGTCCCGATCCTTTCTCCGGCTGGAACCGAATGGTGAGCTTCGCCTGCGTGATAACCCAGCCGCCCAGAAGTGGGTTGTTGGCGCCGAAACGCTCCTGCGCCATCTGCCAGATGGACTGGGTCGCTTGGCGCATGCATTCGATAGTCACGCGCTCGCCGACTCCATCGATCGGCATCAAGCGCAGATGATTGACCCGGACCGATTCGATGCCGTCGCCGGCGTCGGTCGGGAAGGTAAATGGCTGCTCCAGGACATCAAGATCATATTCCCGGAACGGCAGGCGCTCTTCGCCAAACTCGGTCGCGAGAAGATCGCGCGCGAATAGGCGAACGA